ATGAATGTTGTGTTTCCAGCCGAGCACCCATAATACGAAACCACGCACACCTTCTTGCCGGCTGCAATCTCGGCAGCCGTGAGCGTAACGAGTGCCGTGGTTGCCGAACCGGCTGCATCTATCTTTGCGTACTTGACGTCCTGACGACCAAGGTCTCTCAATCCTACTGGCATCAGTATCTCCTCTGGATATTCTTCATTTGACCAGGCAACTGGCCAATGGGAGGTCTATTGAACTCTCTGAGATTCTTATGCAACCTCTGGGCCATGGACTGTTCGCGTAGCTGGCGGAATAAACGGTTCATCATCTCGGTGTGTATCAGGCTCCTTCTCTGCAAACCAGCCGGTACAGATTGCATAGGCTGCTGCTGCAAACCAGGCGGCCTGATACCAGGATGATTACCAGCAAACTCTCCACCATGTACTACGGCGGACAACCTTGAAGGTATCTGTGGAGAGAGTTGTGGCTGAAACACTATTTTCCACCATGCTTGTCCGTCACGTCATCCCTCAAGTCCCTCATGTTCATGCGGGACTTATCAGGGTTTTTCTTGATCTCCTGCTGCATCTTTCTCAAGGTCAAGTCTTTGCCCAGCTTCTCTCGCTTCTCACGCGGGTCCGTCTCCGGCTGCCTGTGCTTGACATTCACAGCACCAGAACATTCCCAACCCCTCTTTTCGCAGAGCCGCTGGATCTGACCCCTGCCTCCGCTTGGAGATATAAACGCCTCTGGGTCCCCTGGATACTTTGCAAGGCCACCGATATACACGTCGTTGTAATTCGGCGTGTAGCCTTTTGCACGGGCATTCTCCACCAGCTTGTCCAATGCCCGCTCATCCCCCTCGAACTGCTTGGCAAGGGTCCCCTGACCCTCGAAGAATTCCCTGTCCGTCATGGACCGGGGACCCTCACGAAACGCCATCATCTCAGCCATCCGATGGCTGTTGCCATTATCCCGCAGCCACTCGTAATCCGACTGGATTCCTTCGTTGCTGCTAACTGTCGGGTATTCCATGCCTGTCCCTATTTCAAGTTTTTCTACTACGCGAACGGCGTGGCCGCAGTTCCAACACCAGCAAGGGTTCCAGAAACCACCAGCATGTTTGCGGCGGCGATCTCTACCCGGACATATCCACCCTGAACCCACCCCTTGGTGGCACCAGTAGCGGCCAGCTTGTAATGGCTCGACTGGTTGGGCAGAAACACCGACTTGGTTGCTGCCGTGGCGGTGGCGTCCTGCGCGATGACGACGTGTCCGTAGTAGAGATCGGCTGCACGACTGCCGTCGATGCTGAACCCTGCTGACGATGCTGTTGTCTTGATGAGAAAGTCGCAGTACCAGCCCACGTTGGTTGCGTTGGCCTCGGGCAACGTCACAACTATGCCGTCATTCTTGTCGAGCACGACGAGAGAACCGCTCTGGGCGGCAGTCAGCGTCTTGGTGGCGTCTGTGACCGTGATGATAGGACGATGGGGGACCTTGCTTCCATCAAGAAGATCACGCACCTCGTCGTTTGTCGTGTTGTCAGCGAGCGCAACCTGCAACTGGTTGAGCGACTTTGAACTGAGAGTAGTGGTCATGGGGACCTCCGTGCGTACCTGACAGTTATCTGTTGACTATACCCTTTCGCCCACCTATGGCGAAAGATCACTATTTTTCGTCCTTGTCTTTCTTATCCTTGCCATTCGACTTGGCCGCCTCCTTCTTGAGGCGGGAGCGTTCTCTCTGCTCTGCCTGCTTGATCAGTAGCTTCTGGGCGGCCTCACGCTTCCGGATACGCTGCTCCGTCTGGTGGACGTCAGCCTTCTGCCCCAGGTCCTGCTGGTGCTCTGTCTGGCTGAACATGATCTCCTGTAGCTGCTTCGCCCGGTCAGCCATAAAGCTCTGCTGCTCCTGCTGGGCATCTCGCACAGCCTTGGCCTGATCCATTTGCTGCCCCATCGCGGCTGCCTGCATGGCCTGCTGTGTCTTTGCAGCATCCAGTTGCATAGCCTGCTGTCCCTGTGCAGCACCAAGCTGCATGTCAGACTGGGCTTTCATCATCTCAAGCTGCATCATCTGCTGCTTGAGCTGCGCTTCCATGGCAGCCATTTGCTGCTGCTGCTGCATCTTCATCATTTCGGCCTGGGTCTTGACCTGCATGCCCTGCATCTTCATGGCCTCAGTTCGCACCTTCTGCTGCGACTCCTGAGCCTCCATCTGCATCTTCTGCATTTCCATCTGCTGCTGCTGCTGCTGGGCCTCCTGCTGGGCCTGCTGGGCCTGCTGGTTCTGCTGCTGCTGCTGTTGCTGGAATTCAGGCTGGAATTGCAGCGGCAGACGCTTGTCAAGCTGCAACTTGGTGACATCCATGTCGATGGCTTGACCCCACATCTGGATCAGGGCGTTGAGCGGGTTCGTGTCGGTAGTTGCATCGGCGTGCTTGGAAAGCTCTGGGAACAGTGCAGGCATCACGGTGTTGATGTTGACCGTATCCCGTGCCCGGTTGGGCTTTCGGGCACTTCCCGCCTCCACCGTGGCGTCGATCTGTCTCACCACCAGCTCCGGGTCCTGCTTAGACACGAGCTGATCCCACAGCATGGAACCAGCCTTTCCAATCAAAGGCTCGACGTCCTGACCCTTGATGAAGAACCGACAGCACATCTTCTCCATCTGTGCCACCTCGGCCTGCCACTTCTCCACCTTGGAGGCCATGTGGTCTGGCCGGATGTTCATCTGCTCCCGCTTTGTCGCAATGTCCTCAGCACTACGGGATTGCGTTGCCGTAATCCCTGACATCAGCTCCGTCAGTCCCGTTCTCCTCTCAAAGAGATTCATGACGTGGTCGAGGATTCTCCACACGTCATAGTTGGTCTGAGGCTGCTGAAGGAACTGAACAACCTGACGGATGTCGCTATGCACCTCGTTGAGAGGGATGATCGCCTGGTCGTCTCCACTCTTGATTACCCGCTCGACTTCCTTCTCCGCCGACTTCAAGACGGCGATGAAGTCACGACTGCTGCTCCAAATCCTGTTTGCCAGGTGGGATATGATCACATTCATGAACACCAGTTCACCCAGTCCGGGGGCGATTGGTGCAATTGGCCACGCACTTCCGGGGCGCGAGTAGAAGTCCAGAATGGCTACCGGCCAGCGAGCATCACGCCAGAACGGAGTTGGCCAAGAAAACATCTCAGCGACTTCTTCATCCTTGGCACTCTTGATCGTGGGTCCTGGTTCTTCGAGGACGCTTGAGTCCATGGGGGCGTTGAGCGGAAACGGAACGTCCGGGCTGACCACGATGTAAGCGTAATCTCCCACGACCTTGTCAAACGCATCCTTCAGCGGGGTCGTGACATCGGTCATCCTCGCCCCAACGCCGCCCTTGCTCCACACCTTGTAATACACGACAAGGTCAAACGTCTTGCCCTGCTTGCGGTGGACGCTGCTCATCTCGCTGCCGAGGGATTCTCCCTGCGACTCGGCACTCTCCATCGCACCCTTCAGCGTGCCCTTCTTGAGTCCAAAGTCTCTCTCCACCTGCCACACGGGATGGACGTGCTTGCGGGCTATCCACTTGGCATCCTGAAGGCTCTCGGCGTCAGGGTCGATAATCAGGTTTTCAACCTTGTCGTAGAACGATCCGGTCAAAACCTGGTCCGATCCGGGCATCTGGTAGGGTTCTACCCACAGGCATCCCCTGCCCTTGACCAAGGCCTCAGTAATCGCCATCTCGGCGTGATAGGCAAGTCCGCCGCCGGGTTGCTCACCCGGAGTGTAATTCAGGTACGACTCCACCAGGTTGGCACGAGCTTCATCCTTGATGGACGTAGCTTTCTGGTCCATCATCGCTTCGTTGTAGAGATTCTGAGCCTCCTGAACCTCCTCCACCTTTGGCGCAAGCTCCTGCATCTGCATCTGTAGCTGCTGAACCTGCTGCTGCATCTGCATCCCCTGCTGCTGCATCTGCTGGGCAGCCTGTGGGTTCTGCTGCATCTGCTGCTGCATCTGCTGCTGGAACTGCTGCATCTGCTGCTGGGCCTGTTGCATCTGCTGCTGCAACTGCTGCTGCTGCTGCTGCGTTTGCTCCATGTCATCCGGCCCAAACAGCTCCGGACGCAGGAGTATCTTCTTTCGCGGCCTGACGGTCCTCTGGGGGTTACGCCAGTAAAGGACAGGTCCGAACAGTGCCACCAGCTCGAACGCCTTGGACATGGTCATCCGGAAGCGTGGGCTGGTGTTCGTCTTCAGATACTTGTTCTTGTACTTCGGGTCCCACATGAACCCGCTGGACGCACTGAAGAACGCCATGCACTGGTCAGAGATATCCTGAAACCACTTCTTGTGCTGAATCCCCAGCTCGATCTTGCCGAGCCAGCCAGTCACAAGAGGTCTCAGGTAGTCTTCGATCCTGCCTTCTGGCGGCATTAGACACTAGCCTCAACTGTTTTATCCAACACGGCGCGAACTTTCGCTACCGTCCACCCAGACCCCATGTCGCTTGCAATCTCCGCATGCGTAAGACCCTTGTCGTAGAGCTTCCACACCCTCTCCTCAAGCCTCAACTGCTTGGCGAGGGCAAGGTCCTTCTCACGCTTTTCTTCCTCCAGCTTGGCCAACTTTGCAGCACGCTCATCCGCCTTTTCCAGGGACGCTTTACGTCGCTTCTCCGCGTTCTCAATGGTGTCCCAGCCACCATAGTTGATAGCTAGACCCGTTTTTTCCTTCAGGATACTGGAGTCCACATGGTGAACGTTACGATGAAGTGACGACATCCCACCCCCGCTGGGGAAACACGTCAAATACAGCACGCCTTTTCCGTTTGTCTTTACGACAACGGCTGCCTCTGGCTCCTGCTTGGTGTCAGCGTGGGAATAGTAAACGCAATTCGTGCCAACTTCCAAATCCATGCCATTTCTCCCTGTTGTCTAGCCCCTGCCGGGTCCCATGTGAACAAAATCGTCTGCTTCTTCTCCGCTTTCTTCTTCCTGCCACTTCTGGAACGCTTTCCAGGCCGGAGAAGGGTTTGCCTTGCCAGGTATAGGCCTAGCATACTCGATATTGTGTGCTGCTAGGTATCTCAAACAGTCCATAAGGTGGTTGTTTCGGTCCACCGGCTCCTCTTTTGCCTCGGACCCAACGACTCGCTTGTGATATCTGAAGAATTCCCGCTTCAGGTTGGGCATTCTGTTGACCACAACCTTCATCTTGATCGTTCCGTCCGGCCTGACAGCCATCCACTCCCTGACTAGACCGATTCCAGCCTGGATATTGTCGCTACCTGGAACAAAATTGCTCCCCGTCATCTCGCTTCTTACGTTGTAACGACCAAATGCGTCAGCGTACTGCTGCTTGACCGTCCTGTTGAACCCCATGGGGGTCTGCCGACCGGCACGATTGTCGATGATGAACGTCTGAAAGGTTTTTCCACCCACCCTTTCAGCCACTTTCCTAGCCGTCTCTGCTGCATCACAACGCCGGAGGTAAAGCTCGTCGTAAAGCACGACGTGATCCCCCAAAGAGGGTGGGGGAACAGCAACAAACAGGACGGCACAGACGACGTGTCCAGGGTCAAGAGCTAGGTAACGACACCAGTCATCTGGAGGAACTCCATTGTTCTTCCTGATCGCCTCATCCACCTTGTCCTCAAGCTCTACAGTTTCCTTCGGAGTCCCGTGTATATCCTCTGAGAAACTCGGGTACACCAGCACCGTATCCGTGATGAATTCACCAAGATCCCTGGAGCGAACTTCCTCCGGACTTCGCTTGGACCACGCCTCAATACGTTTTCGCTTCTCATCCTTGTCAATGAAGGGGTTGTCGCTGTATCTCAGGGTGACTTCAAAGACGTCAGGATCTTTTCGTTTCTTCTGGTCAGCGGCACGCTCGCTCATCTCGATAAGAGCATCGTTTTTCGAGTGTGGCCACACCGACCAGATCATGCGCCCCTTGCGGTCTGACAGCCGGGCCTGGTACTCAGGAATATGACGGGGATATTCGATATCCTCGTCGATATGGATGAGGTCAACCGGATCACCCTGCTTCGGTTCACCGTGAGAACTGAAGGCGTGGATTTCAGTGCCGTTCACCAGGCGGCAAACAGTGAATACCCGCTCCCCCTTGTTCTCCCAAGCCCAGCCTTTTGGCTCGATCATCCGTGGAGGAATGAGTGGAGGAGCCTCCTTGGACTTTTCCTCGTGAGCAGCGTCATATTCGTCCCAGGGGCAAAACGGTCGCCACTCTTTGGTGACCTCGTCCCTGATGATCCGGAATGCTCCGGGCCGGAACAGCATTCTGTGGATGGTTCCACCGATATGACGCTGATCGTACCCAACCACCCAGATGAGCAAACCCCTGTCTGTCGGGTACTTGAAGGGCAGAGGACCATTGTCGGTATATATGGGCATTCCGGTGGCTGCGGACGCCGTTTCTGCAAACGCAGACATGGACTTACCAGAACGGTTTCCTCCCCGGACGATACGCTCACTGGCCATCGACATATGGAAAGGAATCTGCGTCTTCAGCGGCCTGTAAATGCGCAACGCCTCCGACCTGCGGCGATGCTTTTCAGCCGCAGCCTTGCCGATACGTTCCATGGCCGAAATAGTGGTCATCCTGCCTCTATTGCCAGAACGTCAGGGTTGTGTAATTTCAGACCGTGCTTGCCGGCCAGCTCGTTGATAAGCTCGGGACGGTTGTCGAGAAGATTGGCGACCATTTTGCCGATTTCCTCCTCAAGCTCGTCATCGGTCAGTGACGCCAGGTCCGGGGCACTCTGGCGGTGGTCGGCTGACAGTGATGTCAGACGAATTCCGACCGCGTAGAAGGCATCCAGCACCAGCTTGCTGCCCGGTCGTTCGGTGGCTGCATCGTTGATGTGACGCATCCACTCGGCACAGAAAGCCTTGAGGCCGCCGAACTGCTCATACATCTCTGCGGCGACTTCTGTCGGGTGCGGCACCTCGATCCTGTCGCCACGGATATCCGCGACCAGCTCTTTGAACATCTCCTGCCGACCCTTCTTCCGTTCGTCGGCAGTTTTCTTCTTTCTGTCAGCCTCCTGGCACGACTTGCACCAGCTTGACTGCCCGTTGGTTTTCTTACCGTTGTGAGCGTAGAAGTCGGAGAGCTTCTTGGTCTTTCCACAGAAGCTGCATGGCTTGGTTCGTGATCCCACCATGTTGTTCCCCCTATCTAGGCACCTGAAAGGGTCGCTGCGGGGCATCCTTACCCCAGCTAACCCCTGATGTGAAATCGACGTGTCTCAGCTTTTCGTTTGAAGGCAACCGAGAAGGCGCGGATCGCAGCAGCCTGTCACTGACCATGGACGATGTCACGAGTTGAGGCTTGCCAACGACCTTGGGCTTCCAGTGTCCTGCCCAGGCGTCCCAGTTCACACACACTGGATTGTATCCCCAGTCTTTCTCGCCCTTAAGGCTCAAATCACGAGTTGCCGTCACGTCCTCCGTCGAACACTTCTGCGACTCGTAGACGTCCTCGTACTCGTAGTAGAACCATGGACGGTCTCCCCTTTCTTTTGGCTCTGTCAGTTCAAATACACGGACATCACAGAGGATAAGACCTGTTGGCAAAGCGGCAACGTGTTCTATGCCCCCCCTCTCAAAAGCCTCCTCCCTAGTGAACTGAGACAGCTCAAAGTCTGCATCATCCGGCGAGTCAGACTGCTTGTTTCTCCAGCGGAACACATAGATATTTTCATGTGGCGGAGGCCCGCAGTAGGGAGCCGCTACTACCAGAGGTTTTCCATAGCTGACCATGTAATCCAGAGACGATGACCAGAATGGTTTAGCCCCAAGCTCCTCTCCCAGAAGGAAGTCTGGAGCCATGTCACTGTCAAGCATCAGAAGAAGGTCGTATTTGTTCTCTCTGGCGAACCGTACTGCACGGTTGCGGTTCATGGTGATTGGCGTGTCCGCCATATCTGCCGTGCCAACCTTTCCGATGCGTGAGTCCTCTTTCATCTCCGGGATTGAAGTGAGCAGCCAGTCACGGACGTCAGGATGTTCAGACTTCATCCCGCCGTTGCCACCGTAGCTGAATGTGCAGATCAAAATGTCATAAGCCATCGCTGTCTCTCTTGTTGTGTGCCAAACAGAAAGTTAAATCGCCCATGCCTCCCCGACCACCCTACCCTGAAAACACGAATAGCCGCTGTTCGGTCGTGGCACCGAACAGCGGCTACCGTCTCGGTGCCGGCATCAGCCGTTATCGAAGCTGCACGTTGATAAGCGTGTCCGTATTAGTGTTGGCTACCACCCGTGCTGTCATTGCGTACCCAATCACGTTGTTGACTTTCAAGAAGCCAGCGTCTCCGGTGAGAGCACCTTCTGCGATCCTGTCGAATCTTCCTCCGGCAGCAGCCGCTCCGGCTGTACTGCTGGCGGCTGCCTTGGCGTGAACAGGGTCGTTGACGGCCATGTTTGCTGCCATGTTGACAAATGAGGTGATTGCCAGGCATGGACCCTTGACGATGATCCAGCAGATGTCGTCATCAGGGCATCCGGCGGCTGGAAGATGATCGTCAACGACACCGGCCACCCTCTCGTTGACGGATTCACAATACCCGTCCACTTCCTTGCCGATTGCATCCGACTTGAATGTGACGATCCGTTTCGGCAGCAGAGCGATTCCGCTGACGTTCCGGACGGCAACGGCTACCACGTCACCGTTGCTCCTGAGCTTGGTTTCGTCTGACGGGTCTGTGTCCTGAAAGACATGAACCTGCCCGACAACTGCGCCACCTGGCAAGTCTGACGAGTCAACTGTCTTTCCGTGGTAGAACGTTCGCCCTCTGGCGAAAGGTGCAACTGCTCGATCTGGCATCTCGGGTCCTCCGTGAGGCTCTTTGTGTCAATGTGTCCTTGTGCGTGACAGCTCTCCGCTAGGCAATCGCTGCCAGCTTCGCGAAGTGCTTGGGGTTGTAACGCACGTTTCCGAAGAACCCCACGAGGAACAGCCACGAGTCGGTCTTGATGTCGTACTCGGGGCCGCGTGACGAGAACAGGACGCTGTCGAGGCTGCCCAGTTCCATCTGATCCACGTTCAGTCCATAACCAACACCAGACGGTACATCGAAGTCGGTGTCGATCATCACTCCGTCCTGGTTCAACACGTCGTCGAAACCAAGATCCTGAGCACCCTTGTGGGGAACCGTGATCCGCCGCAGGGATTCGATCTTGTTCTTGTAACCGTAGAACAAGTCGCCCGCCAGCAGGTAGATGTCCGGTCGACCATCTTTGCCAGACGTCTGGGTCAGCCAGATAGTCGACTGGCGAAGAACTCGCTCGCAGTTATTTTCCCAAGACGTCGAGGACGTTCCCCACGAGGAGCTGCTGTAGTTGACGATCTTCGGAGAGATGTAATCGTACTCCGGATCACCGTTGCCATCAGGCCAGTCCGTCGCCGCGTTGGCGTTGGGCTTGGTGGTCAGGTCCGAGGTCCAGGACCCACCCTCGTTACCGAGAGCAGTCGACTTGCCACCGTAGGTGTCGCTGGGTTCAGCGATACGGTCGGCAGCAACGGTAGTCCCGGTTCCGAAGAACGACTCCAGGCCATGAAGCCTGTTCTCGTTTCCGCTCGCGTAACCATCAATGAAAAACTCTCCGCAGAACTTGTTGCGGAGAGACTTGGTCAGGGTCGGCATGATCCGGTCGTAGCGTTTGACAATGGCGATGTCGCCTTTGTTTTCCAAACGCTCTTTCTCGGTCATCATGTCCGTGGCCTTGTAGCCACGCCAGTCGATCTTCATCTGACGCAAAAGATCGTGCCGGGAGAAGTCGAGAGTTCCGCCGTCGCCATAGGCACTGACGGGCTGCTCTGCGTACTCAACGTCCCAGTTACATTCGTGGGACGATTCGTTGAAAGTAATCCGACCCTTCTGACGAATCAGCGTCAGGATGAGACGGTTACGAATCGTGTTGTCGGCTGCACCCGAGAGATACTTAGGTGCCGTGCTGTGAATAATCCCAATCCACTCTGCCATCGGTCAGTCTCCATTCAACCGTTTTGCGGAAGCAACCCTCGTTCTCGCATCTCTAGTTCAGCGAGGTCAAGGAATGACGAGTCGCCATTTTGCGGGATGCCACTCCGCTCTGAACTGTCGATAGTGCCCGACTGGTTTGGTTGGTGATACGCACCTTGTAATCCACGCTCTAGGAATGTCTGATTTTGTGCAGGTTCTGTCAAGTCCGATTCCTGAGCAACATACTGGGCCTGCTGCTGGTACTGCTGTTGAGCAAGTGCCTGCTGCTGGTACTGCTGGTTTGCATAACCCAAACCTGTCTGCAACATATCTC